CTCCGTGGGGCTGGCGTATCCGTTGACGAGTTCCTCGCACTGGGTGGGGAACCTGACCTGAGGGGGCTGCTGCGAGACCCCGTTCAGCATGTTGGGGATGGCGATGTTATACATTTACAGACCCGTCACATAGGGATACGCACGATCGATCACCCGATAGACCGCATAGGAATCGAAGATCGAGTGGTCGGCGGTCTCCGACTCGAACCGCCTGAGTTCAGACAGAGCATACTGCTCGTCCCGCAGGGTGAACGAGTGGTGCTTCTCGGAACCCACGGATCGATCCTGAAAGACCCTTGCCGAACGAATGGCAATGTATTGCCGAGCAGGCTGGGGAAGCGAGTTCCAGTCATAGGCGTAGACGGTCTTGGTCGTGATCGATGAAGTGAACGTATAGGTCTTGTTGTAGTTGTCGTACAGATACCTCTTGCCGCCCCGAATCTTGATGGTCGCCTGACGTTCGTCTACGGCAACCTTGGGGGTCACATAGGCATTGTCAACGTACATGACCTGATCGGGAATCGGGATCAAGCCCCCAGCATCGGGAGTCCAGACCTTGTCCTGTTCCGTGTTGAAGTACCACCCGTGACTGTGAACAGCCAGAGAGGTCTCCTTGAGAGTGTTCTTGGCCATCGAGACATCGACGGAAGGGGTGTCAACATCGTTGACCGGCGAGGCTCCGATCGTTGCCAGACTCATGTTGATGGCATCGACCTCGCTCAGAGCCCACGGTGATGTGCCGTCGTGGATTGGCATGTCAGGCTCCTGAAAGATGTAAAAAAGGGGCCTGCCCCTGTTACGGGACAGACCCCTAGATTGGGATCACCTGCCTTGGTTACGGGGCAGTGGCGATAAGTCCGGCACACTCATGACGGAGCGAACCGTGACCCATGGCGTACTTGGCGACCATGAGGTGGCCCTGAAGACGGATCTCGTACTCCGACTCCATGGCGAGGTCGAGCAACTTGACCGTACCGAAAGCCTGCTTCTGGAAGGCGATAGCCTTGACTCGGGAGAAGTTACCGCCATACGAGTTCTGGGTGGCAGTGGGGTTGGTAACAGTCGTGCCGTACACAGACGGGGCAATATTGCTGCGGATCATTCGGAAACCGGCAACCGAGGCGATCTGAGCATTCACAAAGGAGTTGCTCGGATCGGGATTGTAGTCCCGGTTGATCAGGTCCTTGCCCTCGGGGCTGTTCACGATGGTGTAGTACGTCTGGGGAGTGACAACAACGTACCGGTCCTCGGAGGGGACGTTCTTCTCGTCGAAGTTAGCAGCCATCTCGAACATCATGTCGATGAACTGGGCGACTTGAGCGTCGGTGGTCAGATCTGCACCGTTTGCTCCAAGCAAGTTGCTCTCAAGAACGGTCGAACTCGGAAGGTCGGTAACCGCACTGTTGATCGGGGCGGGGTCTGCCCCCGTAAAATCTGCCGCAGTGTTGATTGCAACACCGATCAGGTGCTTGTCCATCTCGCGAGCAAGCGCACGACCGAGTTCGGACGAGTAGATCGACCGGACATCGTAGTGGTTCTTGGCCTCGTCCAACTTGTCGATGAACGTGGTGGCCGTGAGGAGATCGTCAATAGTGATGACCTTCTCGGCGTGCTTGATCGCGGAGATGTAGGACCCATCGCTCAGCAGGTCCTCACCGGGCGTGTGGTAACTCGCAGAGGCGATTCCGGTAAGCGGGAACTGAGCCGACTTTCCGTTGCTGATGGTACGGACCATGTGAAGCGGCTTCATCACGGTCGCGGTCTCGAACGCCTGAAGGACTTCGCCACTGAAGACCTTCAGGAACATCGCGTTGTCAGTCGCGTAGTTGACATTTGCTCCCGCGCCATTGATCTGGCCAGTCAGGGAGATTCCAGTAACAGCCATTGTATATCCTTAGTTAGTAAGACTTCTTTCGGCCCACCCGCTCCTTGCGGATGGGTCCCTTCTGCTTCTTGTCGTTCTCCAAGTCCGGGTCCGCAGACAGGGACGGGAAATCCGACTCAGGGGCAATGGAGTCATCCCCCGCAGGGGAGACATATCCTGCGTACCACCCCTCGGGCAGCAGGACTGGGTGGTCGGTGAGTTGCCAAGCAACTCCGTTCCACAAATAGACTCGGCCCCGGATTTCAGGACCGAGCCTGATCAAGTCATGATCGGTCGGATTGACGAACACTGTTCTGGTGCTGTCGCACCCGACGTTCAAACTGGTCACGAAGACCATCAGGGAGATCAGCAACATCCCGCGCAGTCTTGGGGGCATTGGTCCGTCTCCATCCGAAACCGATCAGTTCCATCAACAGGGTCACGATGGCTGTGCCGATCGCGGCCCACATCTCAATACTTCCGATCACGCTTGAGTGCCAGACGGCTACCGGTGTAACCGAGAGCAGCCAGCACGGACACGATCAGGCCGAGGATGCGTTCTCCAGCGGACTCCGCAGGGACCACACCGGAGGCGACCACAGCACCAACAAGGCAGGCGGCAGTGGACAGCCAGAACTCGGTCGTCTTGTACCCCGGCTTGGGGTCACTTGGTTCGTTTTCCATCGGTCTTCAACTCCACGTTAGTAACCGATACATATCGCTTGGGAGGGTCGGCATAGTAATAGAGAAGCCCCGTCTTCATGCACTGGAAGACGGGGCGGTTCTCTTCAACCGTCCGACCCACCTTGGGGTCGGGGGCCTTCATCAATAGTTACCGCCGTTGGAGCGAGCAGCCTGACCGCCAGCCACGGGCACAGCGTTGTTGCCCTGATTCTCGGGCAGGTCGATGCTGTCACCGGACATGGCAAGCAGGGCACGCATGCTGTCGAGCAGAGCCTTGAACCGCATCAGGTCGAAACGATTGATGCCGGAAGCGAGGTCCGCAGACTGCGACTCGCTGAGGTCCACCCACATCGCCTTGAGGCGACGGACGATGTCCTTGCAGTCCTGATTCTCCACGGACTCGATCTGCTCATCGGTCGGGAAGGACTTGAGCAGAGAATAGCCCACGTTGTGGATCTTCGGGAGGTCGAGGGGCTGGGAGTTCGCGGCGGTCGCGAAGCCCTCAAGGCGGTCGAGGTACGTCGCGAAACGCTCGCGGTCGGCCTCAAGGAAGAAGCCACCGTTGAAGGCGCTCTGGGACGAGATCAACTCACGGGCGTAGACGGTGACCCGGTCACACAGACCGGCGATGTCCATGTTGGACACTTGACTAACGGGCATTTCTTACTCCTTAGAAAGAGGCGTTCTTTACTCTGTTCTCTACGTCAGCACGGTAAGCGGGGTCGTTCTTGTACCGAGGGTCGCTCATGGCCTTGACCATCTCGGCAGTGGACCGGAACCCTGCAGATGTCTTCTTGGAAGATCCCTTGACGAAGTTCGGTTCGGTCCCTCCGTTCGCGGCAGAATACCTTGCCTTGAGACTTTCAAGAGCGAACTTCTGGGCTTCAGGGCTCTGATTGATAGCGGCGTTATAGGCGTCGATCTCGGCCTCGGAATAGTTTTCCGAAGCCCAATTGATCATGTTGTCATAGGCCTCTTCGCCGCCGACTGTGGCATACATCGACTGAGCAGCCTGATTCTGGACGGCTTCCAGTCCAGCAATGTATTGCTCGACATAGGACTTGGGGATTCCAGCCTTCTCAAGTTCGGCGAACGACTCTTCCGAAAGAGTCCCCTTCTCTTGAAGTTCAGAACCGTACCTATCAAGGTTTAAACCTTCTGATTCCTCCGTAGAGTCATCCGAGATTTCTGGCTCTTCTTCCGTCTCAGGAGCGGGCGGGGGAGTTTCAACATGCTCGTCGCCGGGGTCGCCGTCGTTGTCGGCGGGGGCGTTGGGTCCAGTGACCCCATCAGTGTATTGAACTTGTTCCATTTACAATTCCTTTCAAGACTGGGATGCTATAGCGTTCGACGCTTCAGCAACCTGATCCAAGGAAATATTACCATCATTCAAAGCCGAACCAAGTTGGGAAATAGACTCTGGTCCCAACTTTTCAGCCATCTGAGCCGCCATGGCCTGCTGCCGCTCGGCCTGAATCTCCTCTTCGGTCTTGATCAAGCCCTCGGTGTCGATGCCCAAGGCGGCAGCGCGTCGATTCAGGTACTCCCCGATGTTGACATACTGTGCCATGGCCTCGGGTCCGATGACCTGCTGAAGGCCGACCAAGAAGGTGTCCAACTTAGTCAGGTCGTTGCCTCTTCCAAGGGCATCGATACCGGTAGTCACCAACGGCTGGACATATTCGTCCGGGACCTTGGGCAACTTATTGGCCTTGGTCATGACGGACATCAGCCTGCGGATCAGGGGGAGTTGGAACTCCTGAGACAGGATGCTGTAAATACCGCCCAACTGCCGCTCTACCGCAGCGGTGGTCAGCCGGATCTCCTCTGCGGTAACACGCTCAGCATTGCGAATCGTACTCTCCGCGAGAAGAAATGCATAACTGAGCCTTTCGCGGATCTGAGCGATTGTTTGAAGAGCAACACTGAAGTCGTTTTGCTTCTGAACTTGCAGTACCGTGACATCGGTGGCCAGCCCTTCTCGGATTGCTCCGTTAGGAGAACGCGCAAGAGTCTCGGCATTGGTGAACCCGTTCGGGTTGACCAAGAACAAGACCTTGGCAGCGGCGGCTGACCCTTCGACGATTGCTTGGGTCAGTGCTTCAAGGCTCTTGAGGTCGCCAAGGTATTCCTCGACATATCCTCGGCCATAACTTTCGCCTTCCACCCGGTTCATCCTGAGGGCGAACCAAGGGAAGTCCTTAGAAGAATAAGTCCCCATCGTGCTTTCGATGATGGTTCCTTGGACTTCCTGATAGGCCTTCCACTTGCCACCACCCAAGGCCTGAATGCAAGTGTAGACATCGACTTCCTCCTCGTCCTTTTCCCAAGGAACCGGCGCACCAAACAGTTGGTTGGTGATCTCGGCAGGGAGAGCGGACTTGGAGAAGGACTCCTTGACGATGATCTTTTCGATCGCCCCTTCAGAGTCCCGCGAGATGACGTACTGCTCCAGATGGTAAACCTTTAGGTTGTCCTTTCCGATGAAGAGAAGGACATTACCTCCGACAATCAGATGCTTGAGAGCCTCGAACAAAGCGGGGCGAATCGCAAGGGTCTCGATCTTCCGCATGACTGACTTCTCGATTGACGAGAGAGTCTTGTCGATCTCTGCCCTGACAGTGCCTTGGGCACCCAAAGCCCTGACCGCCTCGTCGTCGAGAGACAAACGGAAGAAAGGCTGGTTGGGAGGAAGAAGAGAAATGAGAAGAGAAGCGGCCAAGTGATTGACGCCGCGTGCCCCCAGACCCTGAAACGGAGTCGGATAGATCGTCGCTGAACTGTGCCCCTGCGGAGGAATCAGGGTGGGGATTGTCAACTTAGCGCAATCCCTAGCACGTTCCAAGAACGTATGCCTGTCTGATTCAAGCGAGTTGTATAGGGCTTTAGCGTTCATGATGTTCACTTGAATTGGACGTAAGCCGACCCGAGTTCAGGGTCAGCGATGCCTCCACGGAGGTCGGCCTGATACTGGTTTTGGTAATCGGCCATGATCCTTCGCCGTTCGCTTGGCAAGATGTAACCCGGCGCTCTGCCTGACCCATAGATCATCGCCCGAGTGTCCCCTTGCCTGTTGGGGTAGTCGCGGGCAAACCTTTGCTCAGGAGTGAGCAGAGTGGAGGCATTGGTCGGCGGGGTGATCATGCCTGTCGAGTTCCAGAAACTTTCACCGGGGCGGCGGGATGCAGGCATTCCCGCAATCTCACGAAGGGCGTCCGAATAAGAAGGGGCACCCATCACATACCCACACCGGAGTAGCCGCCGGAAGATCCGCCAGACGCGGGGCGATTGATGGTCAGACGCCGCTTGCCCTTGGTCGCCGAGGAGGAGTATCCGCGAGCCGCGCCTCTCTTGATCTGCGATCTGCCGGGCAGGGATACGGCTCGGGGAGAGGGGTTAGGCGTCGGGGGCGGGGCCAGAGGCTTAGGCGTTTCTGGCGGCGGGGGCGGGGAGCCTCCTCCAAACATGGCAAGTCTCCTAGAAAGGGGCAGCGATGATCAAATTTGTACCGACCCTGCTCGTCGATCCAGTCGATCAACTGCTGGGGAGTCCAAACCCTATCCGGGATTTGATACCCGGACTCGGCCAGATACTTCTTGGTTTCCGTCACGCAATCATTGGGCAAGCAAAACCGGATCAGACCTCGGGTGAGGCCAAGAAGGTAGAAGCCGATTGTTGCTTTGATGATCGAATCCTTGCGGTCTTTGTCACGCTCCCAGTCGAGAGCCTGACCGACCACCCCGTACAGATTGATGTGACCGGTGAAGTGGTAGTTCCACTTGGACGCCTGCCTGAGGGTGGCTACCTTGGTGTCCAGAAACCTGTGGTCCCAGACCCGACCGCAGTTCTCCACCATGACGTGGCAGTTCTTGGACCCGGTCAGCAGGATCACCATGTGGACCGACAGCAGTTGGTGGGCAACCTTGGGATAGTGCCGCATCAACCAAAGAAACCCACGGAAACCGTGGGCCTTGATGTAGTCCTTGGCTGAATGGGGAGTTCCGAAGATCAGTCTCACTCGGAGAACCCCTTGAAAGAGTCCTCGATTTGCCGCTTATAGGCCTCCTTCAGGAACTCCACCATCTGACGTTGACCAGCGTAGATCCAAATGGATCGTTCTGGATCATGGACATTGGGGCACCTGTGCGGGAACCGGGCGTCTAGATCCTCAATCAGATCCTTGGGGATCGGTGGGATCGGCTTTGATTGTCTTGCTTCCAAAGAGTCATCCATCAATGAGTTCCTCCAAACCCCGAGTCGCGGCGATCAGGTCTTCGTGGGTTCCCTCTTCCGCAATCGCTTTTCGGATCTTGGCAATTGCGATTTGGAAGATAGTCTTGGCCCTTCGCCCATCGATGGGGTCATCGGGATTCCGATACGAATAGATCATGGCACAGTCCTCAAAACTCAACTGAGGAGCCGCAGGCCCTTCGACCTTCAGTGAAGTCTGGGCACATGCGTTGCACAACTTGGATGACATGAGCATGGGGTC